AAAGAAACACATTATCTTTTATCACTACCGTATTACTTGAAGCATCAATTGAAATTACTTCTGAGAATACGTTTGGACCATAATCGTGTGATACGGCAATCATTGTTCCGACATTAATAAATGCGGCAATATTTGCACCAGCTAGGCTTCCGAATTTAACAATGTTGTTACTTGCATTAGAGAATGTGGAATACATTTCTCCCGTTGAACCACCTGAGCCTGTGTAATGCGACAGCGGCATAGAATTAGACTCATATGATTCTCTGTGTATTCTTAAATCTTTTTGAGACTTCAATGCATTAATTGTATTAACTTTTGTGCCTGATGGATGTAGTAATTTAAATAGTACATCTCTATATGCATCAAAAGATTTTTGTACAGTCAAGTTGTATGTGAAAGTATTGTAATCTTCATTCTCAAGAACTTGATTTGAACTCAAGAAACCATCATCATTAATGTATTGACCCGCACCAATAATCAAACCATTTAAGAATCTAGCTGTTGCAACTGCGGCACCGTTACCATATGTACGGATACCTTGATTGTAAATGTACTCACCAGTTTCTGTGTTGATTGTTGTATAGCTTGTATCTAAGTCGAGGTAGATGTTTGCACCTTCTACTCGGTCAGTCAACTTCAATTGCAAATTGGTTTTAGTATTCGATGTATAGTTGTATGTTCTCAACACATACTTTGATACTGCTGTGTTAGCACCAGGTTCTAACAATCTAATTGAATCAACAAATGCTTTAGATACGGCAGCATTTACATTTGAACCTTGATAAACAAGATCACCTGCTTTCACCATGTTTGCAAGAGAAACGTTTGTAACAACCAAGTCACGTACACGAAGTGAGATATTTGGTGCAGTGATATAATCTTCACCAAAGTTTTCAATTACAAATGATGTGATAGCACCAATACCACGTTCGTCAGCAACAGGTGTAAACTTAGCACCAGCACCAAGAACAGTATTAACTTGTACGACTGCACCAGAACCACCAGAACTCGCAACATTGAGTGTTGGTAATGCATCATATCTGTACCCTAAACCACCTTTAGGGTATCTTATTTGAGAGGTTGTGTTTGCAAAGTTATAAGTGGCAGAGATGATTGAGCCTGTAGCATTCACTCTGACGTTAGCGTTTGCACCAGCACCACCTGCACCGGCCGTGAAGGTAATAATATCTCCGTTGGCATAGCCAGTTCCTGGTGTTACAATCTGGATTGGACCCAAGATACCTAATGCGGCCAATTGACCCTTGACTTTTAAACTTTCTATCGGTTCAAAGTCCGAAGTGTCATACAAACTTTGTGCTGTAACTGTAGGGAGTGATCTGTATCCACCGCCACCATTATTGAGAACAACCGATGCGATTGGATAGGTTGAGAATGATGTGAATGTAAATGCATTCGCCAATGTACAGACTGAATTAGATACTGTGTTTGCAGGGAAGAAAGCATAATTGTTAGCATCAATTCTGGTATTTCTAACGGCAGTACTTAGATAATCTTTTGGAATAAATGCTACGTTAATCAGTCCAGCAGGATCAACAGACGATACGTTCGCAATAGCACCAGTACCACCGCCACCTCTAATTTGAATGTATGTGTTTGGGTCTTCACGATATCCATATGAACCGTCAACCAATGTAATGTCACGTAGGGAACCGAGAGTTGTCTCTAAAACATATGCTTCAGCACCAATCGGATTCTCAGTGTCATCTCTTAGACCACCGTAGAAAACAACTGGGTCACCAGAATATGTTGATGAACGTCCAGTGTATAACTGACCACGTTTTCTGCTGTTAATGTTTACTGATGAGATTGAGCCTAGAATTTTGGCTTCTAATACTGTTGCACCAACAATAGAGGAGTCTACAGCAACACCATCTTTAAAATATAACTGTTGATTATTGTTGTCAACAACTGTAACGTTTTCACCAGATTCGAATAATCGTCCGATGTTGGTGATATACACCTCAACTCTACCACTAACAAGAGATGCACGTTCGACAGTAGCAATAGATTTTGATGTGAGTCCGAATAATCTTAGATTTTCAATTGAAAGCCATTGTTCATCATTTGTTGCAAGTCTTAGACTCTTTGATACGTACCATTTACCGTCTGATGCTTTAAGAACCACATCACGTGTCAGGAAAATATCAGCATCAGAATTATACAATGCACGGAACAAGAACTGATAAGAAGCTGGTGTGCCTTTTGTTTCATACAATCTTCTAGCAATTCTGACCATCTTTGACTTGTCGGTCAGTGCTTCTTTAGGAAAATTAGGAAGAAAATCGTTGATGTAATAATCGATAAACTTATTGAACGTTTCACCTTGTTCAACAAAGTCTAAGTTTTGGTAGTTTAAAAGATTCTGTGTACCATAAATGACACCCTCTTTTCCTGAACCAATATTTTGTTGTTCTAGCCACTCATAGTATGCTTGAATGAAAGCAACAAAAGTTTGATAGTTCGTATCAGACCTGATAAATTCAGGTAACTGAAACGCAACTTTTGATGATGTCTTATTGGCGAAATTGGTAGTCATTATGCTGATGCTGAAACGGTTACTGACAATGCTTCTGGATCATATTGGTCTAGTGCAATTATTTTATTGTATGTAGATGACACGATAGTTGAATCTGGAACAACTGAAACTGTAAATTGACCAAGTGAATTATTAATATTTAACGGTGAAAAATCTGTGAGTGTTACTTTACCTGTTGAATAATCAATAGTTCCAGCACTTGAATTTAGAATAGTTTTTGTATTGTTCAAGTAGTAATATGTTCTAAGTGTACCGAGTGAGCCTTCTAGCACAGCATCAGCATAGCCTAATGCACCTGAAGTATCACCTTCTGCTGGTGTAATCTGCACAATCGCTTGTGTGTAATTATAACCAGGGTTTGTAATAACAATACTTACAATTCTACCAGAAGCTAAGACAGCATATGCTGTTGCATCTAAACCATCACCAATAATCTTTACGACTGGTGCTTTTGTATAGCCGAAGCCTTGGTTCGTAATGTTAATTGTACCAATGCCACCCACGGTTGTTGGAACTTCTTCGAAATAAACACCTGTTCGAACTGAATTTACAGAAGTCACATCTGTGACACTAAAATCTGGAGAACTAGAAAGGCCTGCATTGAAATAGTTACGTTTTAATTTGACACCAAAATCCAAGAAGTAAGTAGCTTTTGCGTTTAGTTTAGGATAAATTTTCTTTTGTAGTCTTATAGTTGATTCATTAGTAATGATTGATGGGTCTGCGGTTTGTATTTGTGTAATCAATGCAGGTGATTTAAATGTTGAATTGAATGTATTAAGATTTGTGCTTGCGAAAGAATTAATTGAGTTAATAACTAACTGTTTAATTTGGCCACCAGTATATGTCGTTTTCTTTGGATCATATAGTACGTTTGTGGTAATATTTACGAATGTGAAATCTGGATCAACGATTGTAGGTACAACTGTAAGAACTGAGATTGGTTTGATAACTTCGGTGACCAATTTTTCTTTTTGTGAAGGTGTAAGTGTGAGTCCACCAGATGGTTTAACTGCACAGAAGATTTGACCGTAAACTGGCGGTGTATTTTCTTCTCCACCCCATACGGAAACGGATTCAATAGGTAAATTAGTAGAGTTGTTTTGAATTAGATAAATGTAATCTTCTTTTGTCACAGCACGACCTTGAGCCGCATATGCTTTTGGTGCCGTGTATTTAATCGATGTAATAGATTCTTTGTCTGCGCCAGCAAAAGCAGATGTGATTGGAGAAATAACTGTGTTAGAATAACCACCCACGGAAGACATGATAGAGAAAGAATTTGCACCAAATGCTGAAGTGCCACTTGTTGAAACATAAGAAATATTTACCACGTTTCCATCAATTAATGTGGCACCAAGGATGCCATCACCAAAATAAATCTCATAATTTCCATTCATACCTTCTTGTAAGAAGTATACTTTGGATGTAGGTGTTAATGCAACATAATCTGTTGCACGTGTGTATGTGTTGTACACCAAACTTGTTGAAGAATCTTGTACAGAAACAACAAGTGTTGATGTGTCAATGTTTGCATCAGAAATCGTGAATAAAAGTTTTGGATTTGATGTTGTGTTAACTGTGTAACTAGCAGTAGCGGCTTGACCTTCTATGATTTCAACGTCATTGAACACAGCAGTATTGGCTGAAACATTTACAGTTGTAGCGTCTTTTGTAATAAAAGTATAGTTTATACCGTCAATAGCTTCTGAAATGAATGGTGTGAATTTAGGTAATGTTAGTGTGGAAGTACCGACTTGATTAACTTGTAGTTTAATTGATGCTTTAGATGCTACTGCTGATCTTGGTGTATAGTTCAACAACTTTGCATGAGAAACGACCGAGTTTCTTTGTACAGAAGAATCCAAGAACATTTCATTTGCAACCATGTTGAGATAGTATGCATTGTATTGTGTATTGTATGCGAGTAAATCAACAAGAACAGAAAGTGCAGAAGCATCAAAGTTGTAATCTTTTAATGTGTCTTGTTGACCAAGAAATGTCTTTAGACTTGACTTGATTGATCCAAAGTCAAGGTTCGTGATTTGTAAGCCTGAATTAGCTGTTGCCATTATCGTGTTCTCTCAAGTATTAAATTGATTGCTGTTGGTTCCACATTATTACCAATATAAAATTGTACCGTTACACTATAAGCATTGTCATCTGGTTTTTCATAAATTGTAACCTGAACTAGACTAACTCTAGGTTCAAAATTGTCAATAACAGTTTCTATTTCCGATTTAAGAGACTGTGCTGTGAGTGCATCGATTGGCTCAAATAAAAGACTCTCGATTCTGGAGCCAATGTTTGATTGGAAAGGTCTTTCAAAGTTCTTCGTCAACAATAGATAACGAACGGAACGAATGACTGCCATCTCATCATAACTCAAGGCGATATCATTTCTACCAGGTGTTCTAGTAAAAGTGAAGTCTAAATCAGAGTAAAGTTTTTTAATTGTCTGTGCCATTTTGGTATTTATTGCAGGAGTAAAACGACTTTTTCAAAATCGAGGACCAGTCGAAAAAAATTCTAGGGCCGGAACGAAAATTTCGAATTTCCTCATTTAGTTTCTTGTTGGTCTAAATTGCTTTTCAAACGCTCTGTACCTATCAAATTGTTCACCAGATAAGTCTGTGTGTTGCCCATATTGTCAAATTTACTGACTTTATTGTAATCATCAAGTATCTGAATTGATTGCACGTAAAATGCCCAATCCGATGTTCTTCTAGAAGAAATATAACTATTCATAGTTTGCACATCGGAAATAATGAGATTCATTGCCGAATTGCTGATGTTGCTGATACCACCAGATACAGAATTATTCAATGTTACCATATTAGAAGCCATTGTCGTTGTGTAGCTAATAATGTCATTTGCAATAAACAAACTTGTCATATTACCGAGCAAAGGTACAGTATTTGCTACACCATCGGTTGTGCTTAATATGCGTAAAAGTTGATTTCCAATGGAAGTTGCATGGTCCAAAGATGGAATAATATCAGTATTTGATGTCATTGTATATACACCAGAAACGTTATCTGTGTGTAATTTAAATTCATTAATTTCAACTATCAAATTATTCAGATTTGCTTTTAAGAGATTTGCACCAGCTGAAGCATATAAAAACAGATTTGCAGTATCCGTGAAAGGTGCAAAAGCAAGCATTGTGTTTGCATTTGAACTCAAATTATTACAAGGCACCGCTGTCGGATTCACATAATAATTTGTCATGTCGATATTGCCATTGGCCATATCGTTTTTCTGCCACTCTGGTATAACCAGTGGTGATGCATTTAAATATGCCTCAGCCTGAGGACTCAAATAGAGGGCATCTCCGAACTTGGAGGTATCAAAATTAAAATTTAGGGTTGAATATACACTGCTCATAATATTACATTAAAGTGAAAGGAATACCAGTTGGACCTCTGGACGTTGGATGTTTGTGAAAATCATATACTAGACGCATACCCATCATAGAGTTACCAATATCTGATACCATAGGTGCAAAAACGGAAACTGCTGAGTTGATTGGTCCTGTTGTGTCAACACCAAGAAGTGAACCAAGTTTCATGCCAGCAGACACATTCTGAACTGCTGAAATTGATTGTCTTGAATTGAGTGAACCACTTACGTTTACATCA